GCTAAATAGACAGAGAATGGTCTATGATAATACTCTTTTCCTTTAAGTATTGCCATCATTAAAGCTGGTTTATTAGTAGTAATAGCATTAATCAATATCTTCAGATGTATCATCATCATTCAATTTTGATAATTTCTCCAGCTGCTCTAAAGTAAGTCCTTCAAATGGATTAGTAAATGATCCACCATTATTAGTAATATCTTTAGTTTCTATATATCCTCTTTTTCTACCTTTTGTCTTTAAGTAGAAGATTGTGGATGTTGGAATCTTATCTTTAATCTGCTCATGCAAGGATGATTCAGCAAAATCCAATGCAACATTATCGATATCATCAATGGCCTTCTTAAAGTCTGCATCAGTATTGTAATACTCATAGTAAGTAGTTCTGGATATACCAACTTTCTTACACGCTTGAGTAACTATACCTAAGCATTTTTCCATTGCATCAATTAGCTGCTTTTTATATTGTCCAGATGTGTTAGCCATTTTCAATATTTACTAATACGTAATATTCCTTCAATCTGTTTAGGAATCTCTTATAAAACTGCCTCATTTCAGCCCCTAAAAATATAAATTCTTGATAGCTTTTATCAGTAAATATAGCAATAATTCCTCTATCAATCATTATTCCTTGCTCAAGTAAGGCCCCATAGTAAGCCCCAATCTGTAACTTATAATCTTCGATGTACTCTAATTTCTTTGGCTTAGAGGCCGTTTTAAAGTCATTGATGTAGGTAATACCATTTCTAACTAATATAGCATCATAACGGCCCTCATAGCAGTATTTTTCAGATACTACTTGCTGTTCTGTACTTTTGATAGTGTAAGGCTCTAAGAAGTCATCCAAGATGGCATTATTAGATTGGTTTTGATCTGCGTATAATTGTACGTTTTCATCTAATAATCTGCCTCTCTTGAATGCTTCTTGTATAATCCTATCAGCTTCAGCTTCACCAACTGATGCCCTCCAAGATTCTAAGCCTTTCTTATCCTTAGTTTTACTCAATATTTTCGTCACTGACGGGTACATCTACAATTGAATCTTTTTCTTCTTGTGTTAATACTTCCAATAGATAGCTATATCTAACTGGCTCATACTCATTAACTGGCAGACATAGCTGATCTTCATATACATAAGCCTCTTCAACATCAGCCCAACAATCAGCAGAGTAATGGAATCCATCCACTCCTACTTTAGATAATAAATGTAGATGAATCCTTTCTTGCAATGCGTTAAATCCTTCTGTATCTTCTTGTGTAAATAATATTGCTTTCATATTAATATATTTGATATCTTCCATTTATCCAATCAGCAACTTGTGCAACTTGTGTAGCATCGTGTGTAGCATCATAGGATAATATATCTCCATAATTTACTGTTCTTGTACTATGTGCATATACTCTATCAAATTTAACTGGCCAGTTTACTACAGAAGAGCTAGTTTCTTCTCCTATATAAGAACCATTAATATACATTTTAAATTCATTAGCACCTCTATCAAGTGTATATGTAACAATTCTTGGATTAGTGTCTGTTTCAGAATAAATAATATCTCTTGCAGAACCGTTTGTATCTTTTACTTGATGTTCGTGTGATAACCATTCAGTTCTTCCATTTGTACCATTTAATTTTAAAGCACCATATATATCGTGTGATGTTGCTTTTTTATAAGTCATATAAAGGCTCCAGCTATTTTGTGTATTTGGTATGTCTACATCAATACTGAAATTTAACCAATCATTAACAGCTTGAATTGACATTATACCAGTTCCAAAAATACCTTCTTTTAGAATAGGCTGTGAAATTCCAACTGTTTGTGTTAATATATTACCAGTAACGCTTTGGTCATTCATTTGTCTTATGTTATCATCAGCAACTGCTGGAGTAACACCAGCATCTGAATATACATCTACATCTGGCCGTAACAATAGACTAAGATTATCAGTAATAGGAGGATTATCTCCACCACCACCACCAGAAGAAGATGGATCAGCAGCAATAATGCTAATTCCACCACCAGCTGGAGTACCTACGTTTAAAATATTATCTCCCTTAATCATATTATAATAATTCTCTTGCTACAATCTTACCAGCCACTCCAGATTCTGCTATTACTCTGATCTCTTCAGTAGTAGCAATATAAGCTGATGCATCAGCAATAATTAATGAATCATCTGCTTCAGTAGCATCACCACTTCCAAATGAGATGTAAGCCTTCTTATCAGATAAATTTGAAATCCATACACCCTTTCTATCTGGATTAGCTGCTACTAATTGCTGAGATGCATTAGATGCAGTTACAGAAGCCTTAGATGATGCTGTAGATACATCTGTTAACTCTTGCCCAGTACATTCTTGATATAGCCTTTCAAAAGCTGCTTGAGAATAAACTGATCCAGATTCATCTTGAATCTCTGCTATTGGCTGTACATTGTACTGCACTTGAGTACCTAATGTAATGTAATATGAAGTATCTGCTGCTAATTTCTTTTTAACATATACATTAGATGCATGTTCTTCATGATATAAACCAGTAACTGAATCTTCAATTACTACATAATTTCCTTTTCTAAAAAATTTAATGTTTGCCATTTCTACTTATTTTGTGATAATATTAATTCTAATCTGTTTCTTTGTATATCTACCTTTCTTATATACTTAGTATCTTCTGTTAAGTAGCTTTGTATAATAGCCACATAATAATTCCAAGATTCAAAAAA